TCGCGTACGCCCTGTTGCTGAAATCGCGCAGCAATGCTGCGAGGAAGGCTTAGCTGTGAAGCTGGACAGACAGTGTCTACCCAGAATGCGCGCGTTTCTACCAGTTGGCCCTGCGGAATCCATTGTCACCATCACTGAAAAGTGGTGTAATGACAGTGGTGTTGAGTGGACTGTCACACGCCTAAAAAGCATGCGACGAGCTCTCCTATCCTTCATGGATGGGATGAATGCTGAGGCTTGTAAGAGTCTTGGCTCCGGCGGCATTGCTTACCACCGCGATGGGACACCCAAAGGTCCGTTCCGGTACATTTTCCGGATTAGCCGAAAGGATGCCTTCATGGCTTGGAATGCCATGATGGTTTACAGCCAATTCAAGTTCCTGAAGATTCCCAAATCTTCATGGGACAAGTTCAGGACAAAGGTGTGTGAAAACACCTATGCAGCATCATCAGAGGATAAGGAAACTTTCCGCCTTGGGATGGATGTACTGCAAACCGTTTTCGGTGTGCGTCCTAATACATCCCTGGTAGAGGAGATCAAACCGATCTACCACTACCCCTTCAGTCCGACCCGGAGGGCTTTAATTGGCCCTTTGGAATTCGGGCGAGAGGACCGAGGGGTGCTCGACCTTCACGGCTTGGAACCGCTGATAAGACAGCATCCGCAAATCTTCTCAAAGATTTTGGGAGAGGCTCTTGACAGCCCAGTTTCGAGATTGATCTCGGTCACTGAGTGCACATGTGAGCACTGGTCGCAGACGTGCTACTTCGATAAACTCGAAGAAGCATATTCGAGTGGTGACTTCATTGTCGGCTCGATTCACTGCATACCCGAACCAGGGTATAAGGCCCGGATCATTGCCAACCCGAAAAGGTTGATACAAAAAGCCCTCACCCCTTTGGGTGACTGGCTTTTTGCGCAGCTTCGTCGGCTGCCTATGGACAGCACATATGACCAAGAGCGTGGACGGAGGAGAGTACAGGAGGAGCTCGCGGCTTGTAACCGCGTCCATTCGGTGGACTTAACATCAGCCACTGATTCCTTCCCTAGACTCCATAGTCAGGAGCTTCTTGGAAGGTTGGTGGGTGAGCCCTTTACCACTTTTATGGAGGACCTCGCAAGAGGTTCTTGGGTTCTCCCCTATAGGGAGTTTGGTCACTTCCTACCACCACCCTCTCTTAAAGAGGTCTTTACCGTTTATGATGGTAGAGAGACAGAGTACATGTCCCCTGGTGATATCATCAGAGATGATATCGCAGAAGCCCAGAAATGGGTTGGGCCCTCTGACGCAAGTTTCGACGAGCGTTATGAGGCCTGGACTGAATATGCTTTAAATCATCTTCAGCCCTCTACTGTGTCCTGGGCCCAGGGTCAACCCCTGGGAACTTACCCTTCGTTCGCCGAGTTCGCACTTAGTCACCATTGTGTCCTCCTTGGCTTGATCGCCAAGAGGGGCATACCCTGGGAGTCTTATCAACTCTTAGGGGACGACGTGTGCATTTTCGACGACGGTCTTGCTGCTGATTACCAGGCTCTGATGTCCCGATTTGGGGTAGAAATCAACCCATCTAAAGGTCTGACTTCCAACAGACTGGCGGAGTTCGCTGGACACATCCTGACAAGCACGTCGGACATACCATCATATCGATGGCACACTCCTGGAGATGACAACTTCATTGACATCTGCCGAGGAATCGGTAGTATGCGTGCCAGAGATCTGCTTTCGAAAAGACAGCAGCGTGTGTTCGATATCCTGAGGATAGCCCCCGAACACTTAGGGGGCCTAGGATTAAACCCGGAGGGAATCCCTCTTCTTGAAAGAGAAGAAGCTTTTGCTGACCTGCAACAGGAATACGTGCGTCCTACGACGTATCGCACTCCGGTTAGTACCTTAAACACGCTCCTTTACAAGAGTCGTGCCCCGGAAAACCCGCGAGAGCCTGTGTTACCCGACAGGGTAAGGCTTGTCCAACTTCTTGTGAAAAACAAGATATATGTTCCACTTGAAGAGGTCCCCTTGCTCCTGGATGAGAATCCAGGATTAGGTGAAGGGCTTCCCAAAAGCGTGAGAGATGCTATTCGTATGTGGTTGGTACCACACGCCGAACAGAGTTCTACTCCCAAGCTCGACCAGCTAGAGATAGCTCTAGGGCTCAAGGGATATGAGCGCCAACAACGCTGGCTTAAGAGACGACAGTCTCTCGCCAGGTCATTCCCAGGGCCGCATTAACTGCTTGCGGCTAGGTAG